CTGGGCTTACAACAAGGTCATAGTCTTGTAATAGGCTTATGCCATACGTTACACTACCTTGCCCTTTTATACTTGGCTTTACGTTACAATGTCTTTTAAGTTCTGTTATTAGTCTTGGCTCTGCGCTATCAGCTACAATTAAACCATCCTTTGCGTGTTTCTGGTTTAACTCTGCTATTTGCGATGTTGTTAGTCTTGGTAAGTAAAAGCACTCTTTTAAATAGATTGTCTTTGTGCTTGTGTTTATGTTTACCTCAACAAGTGTACTTGGGTCTGCTGCAAATCCGTAATCTTGCCCCCACACACTTACGCTGTATCTTTTAAACTCTCCTATTGTCCAGTTACTGAATATAACCCCCTCTGCTTTGTTTAACCACGCACCTAACATTTGTTGTTTATACTTCTCTGGTCTACGTTCACGCATCTGTGCTATTTGGTCTATATAGCTTTTAGATAAGTTATCTATGTTGTCTATGTATGTGGTGTGTATGTAGGTTGTGTTGTCTTTGGTTATATTGCTTCCCTCTTGTACCCCTCTGTCCTCAAAGAAACGCTTGTATATAAAATGCTCTTTAGTTGTTGGGTTTAGTATTAGTATAACTCTGTTCTGTAAGCCTTTTTCTCTTACCGACAAATCTATGGTGTCAAACTTCTGCTCGTCTGTTAGTTCTTCAGCTTCATCTACCACCCAAGTAGTAATACCTTGTAATGATTTAAGGTTTGCTGTTTGGTCGCCACTTGAAGTCTTTATACCTCTGAATATTATTTTGCTTCCAGTCTTTTTGTTTAGTATCTCGTCTTTAGTTATGTGAAAGTGTTCTATTGAGCCAAACTGTTCAAGCTTGTCTATAAACTCTGGTATGATAGATATATATGCAGATGTTAATGTATAGCGTGTAAATAGTATTGTATGCCCTTGTTCGTAGGTAAGCATAACCAAAAGGGCGTTTACTGAAAATGACTTCCCAGAACCACGCCCACCACTAACTATGTAGTACCTACTGTCGCTTTGTACAATAGGCATATATTTTTTCTTTACCTTAATCAACGAATTTTAATAAATCTCTAAAATTAATGTTTAAGCCCTCTGAAGAGTTTATGTCTACGCTATCTTTAGGTTTACCATACCTATACCCTAAATACAGTTGTAAAGCCCTCATATCGCCTTTTGTTACTAACTCTCCTAACTTACCCAATGCTTTGTCTTTGTCTATTATAGCATCTAACCGCTCTATTAGTTTCTGCTCTTGTGCTTTTGGTTTTCTACCAGCGCCTTTTCTTGCGCCTCCGTGATTTTCGCTCATATCTTTTATCTTGATAAAACTTGATTATTCAAGCTACTAATATATAAACATAATTATATTTTTTTAGAATAACCTTTGTTGTGCTTTGTGTTGCTCTATTCTTTTTATTGCTGCATCGTAATACTCTTTGTCTAATTCACAAGCTGTTAAGTCATATCCTAAATTGTGGCAAGCTATTGCTATTGAGCCACTACCTAAATGTGTGTCTAAAATTCTAAAACCATCTTTAGCATAATTCATTAAAAGCCATTCGTAAAGTTTAACTGGTTTTTGAGTAGGATGTATTCTGTAATTATCAGCGTTTTGTGGTCGCATATAGAATGTTTTTGCAGATTTATTAAAAGAAGTCCAAGCATATTCACAAGATGCAAAACTAACAGCTTCTGGTTGTTGTTTATCCCATATCAAAAAACATCTTGTTGGCTTTAAATAAAAATAATTTCCACCCCATATTATTTGATTTTTACTTATCCTAAATAATTCTTTAAAATATTTTTTAGTAGGTATTTCGCTATCCCAATTCTTACCCTTACCCCCATAATGTCCAAGCCTACCACTACTGTTTATGTCTATCCCATAAGGTGGGTCTACAATAGCAAGGTCAAAGTAGTTATCTTCATACCTTGCCATTAGCTCCATATTGTCCTCGTTTGTTATTTTCATAGCAGTATTTCTTCTATCTGTTCTATTTGTTTTTCGGTAGCCTTTGGTATCTGTTCCATAACGTATAGTCTATTGTCGCCTATTAGGGCTTTGTACATTAGTTCTAATTCTTGGTTATACCTTTTGTGTTGGTCATAGGTGTTTAAGCTATGTATTATTGAAGCGTGTGTTGTTTTGTAGTTGTTCTTTTCGTATTCTCTTACTATTTCCATAAGTCGCATCTTGCTAATCTTATATAGGTAGTAGTTTGCTACGCTTCGCATTTCTATTACATCTCTACGTCTTGTTTGTTCAAAGATGTCTATGTTTGTTGTTTGTTTAATTGTATCTCTTACTGTTTGTAGTTTCATATCTAATCTATTTTAGTAAATTCTGCTGTTTGTGTTTCGTTTATCTCTTCTTTGTTGTTAAAGTATTGGTCTACTAATGCATCTATCATTACTAACTCGTCTATGGTAGCTGTTTTTATTTTGTGTATCAGTCCATCTATTTTGTTTAGTACGTTTATGCACATCTCTGGGTTGTTGTGGTATACTGTATTAAACCCCTCTTGGTACACTTGTTCTAATATTTGGTTTGTCTTGCCTACTTGATACTTTACGTTTTGTTTAAACGCTTTGCTGCCTTTTAAGTCATCGTTAGCCTCTAATAGTAATTGACTTATTAGCACACACTTTAAATAGTTAAGGTGCTTGTCGCTTATTACTTGTTCTTCTCTATCCATTTCTCTTGCTCGTTTCTTGTGTATTCTATCTCTCGCTTTAGGTAGTCTGCTGCTTTCTCAAGGTCTTTTAGTTCATTGTCTTTCTTTCCAGCTCTGCAAACGTACTTAATTATATTGCCTCTATTGAAGTTGAGGTTGTAGTCTTTTATAAAGTCTATCACATCGTAGCCTTTTCCGTTTTCGTAGTGTAAGTATGTTGCTCTCATATTATAGCGTTATCTAATTGTTGTATAAGGTGTCGTATCTCACTACGTTCAAACTTGCCACTAATCTGTGCGTTGTACGTCTTAAACGATAGGTTATACATATCCTTTTCTGTATCTCCTTTTTTTTCTTTCTTTCCTAAATACTCAATTTTTAAATCTAATTTCATTTTTTATAATTCTCCAGTTAAACAATAGTTATCTAAATCTGCACCCTCTATAAAGAATTGATTATATAGGTGTAGTGCTTTTTCTACTTTTTCTTCGCCTTGAAAGTAAAACTCTTCCGAGCAGTTAAATATACCAATATCCAAGCTACCCTTGTCTAATGCCAAGAAATAAAACTCTTTGTGTGTCTTACCAAATAGATTGCAGTATAAGTAGCATTGTACATCGTATCCGTACTTTTTAGCTGACCAAGCAAAGTCTTTTATGTTTGTAGTCGTTTTAAGGTCTACTATTCTATTGGTGGCTAATACATCTGCCTTGCCTCTAAAGGGCATATCTAATACATTGTCAATAGCTGGTATTTCAAACTTTGCTTTAGTTATTAGTTCCTTTGCGTGTTCATTTCTGTAGAACGCATCTACAAGCCTATCAGCATCGTTACGCTCTTTCATTGTAAACACTCTTGGGTTTTCTGCTTTAGCTTCTTTAAACTTCTTTGTGTTTTTGCTTTGCACATCTATAAATGTTTGTGCTGCAAATACCTCTGGTTCTAATATAGCGGTATGGAATAGCCACCCATCTCGTAGGGCTTGACTTTCGCCACTACCATACTTCAAACTAAAGTTATATGTCTTTGGGCTTGATAGAAGCTGTTTAAGGCTACTACTACTTAAAGCAAGGGTGTTTAGTTCCCCATAGTAAAAGGTGTCATCTTCCATACGCTTAAGCAATTCTGCTCTGTCGTAGTGTTTACCATCTAATAGTTTTATCTTATCCATATTATTCAAGGTCATAGTTTTTACAATCTTCGGAGCAGTATGTTTGTCCGTTTGTTTCTGTGTCGCAAGTTCTGCAAGTGCTTACTGCGTCTGGTTCGTCTATATAGTGCATTTGATATTTATTTAAGTCGTCTTTTAATTGTGTTATTTCTTCTTGTTGTTTTTGTATCAGTTCGTTCTTCTGTTGTCTAATAAGCTGTACTCTTTTATGTAGTACCTCAACCTCTGTACGCAGACCATTTACAAATGTACCTATTTCATTCATAGCTTTAACGCTGTTGCGTAAGTCTTTGTTTAATGGCTTGGCATCTTTCCACTCCATTATCTTATCGGCTAACCAATTAAACCACAGATTATATGCTTGCTTTTGTAATAAATCCATTATTGTGCTGCGCCATATATAAACCCTAATACAAACGTAAGTGAAGCAAATAATAATATAGCTAATCTAATTATATATGCTCTTGTGTTTTGTCTGTTTTGTTCTTGTTGTTCTAACTCTTTTTGGGTTAGTACCTCAATTCTGTTTTTTCGTGTTTGGATATGTAATCCAGTCTTTGTCTTTTTCATTGTTATTGTATGTTATAAATTATACTTCTTATATATAGTTCTCTATCCTCTAAACGTTTCTTCATACGTTCAGTAACCCCTTCCATTTTATTAAGGTGGTGTAGCGTGGCTTCTATTTGCCGAAGTTCTTTTTTTAAGTCTTGTAGTTGTGTTTTCATACCGCAATATACAAAACTTTTTTTATTATAAACAAATTATAAACAAACTATTTTGTAAAACTGTTTAAATTAATTATTGATGCTTGTGCTTCGTCAAGCAAGTAACAAGGCTTTAATAGTTTCTTTTTAGTCCATAGCGTGGTGTCTGGGCAGTACATATCTTTCTTCTTCAAGTCTGTTAGATTGTTTAGCCAATACATATAATTACCTTTAGGGTCATTAACAAAGTATAGGGCTATCTTACCAGTTTCTATTAGCTTGTCGTACTTGTACACCTCTAATAGTTTTTCTTTGTAGTATTTGTTTCTGAACTTCATTTCAATTACTACCTCTGTTCCTTTAGGGCTTGTGCCTATTGCATCGTAATGCTCAAAGCCTTCGCCAGTATGTGTTAAGTTCCATCCATCTAAATTTAAAAGCATTATTACAGCTTGTTCCCACTTGTGTACATTTTTTATCATTTATTGTATAGTCTGTCAATATCGGCTATCCATCGTTTTAACTCTTTAGGTCTGCAACTGCAAGGCTCATAATAAGCGTGATTAAAATACTTTGCGTGAAGCTTACATAATAGCTTGTATTGTGATTGTGTTAGTTTGCTTGTAACCTCTGCCTTGAATTGTTCCCATTGTTTTCTGTGTTCTATTTCCATAAGTCTAAATCTATATCGTTCCACTCATCTCTGCGTTTGTCGCATCCGCAATCTTCTCCCCATATCTTTTTTACTATCCAACGTATTCCAGTATAGTAAGTAATGTAGTATACTAAATCTCCTAATTTCATAGCTGTTTTAATTCTAAATGTTTTATATCGTTATATCTATACTTTACTAAAATATCTTTTTTACCCCATTTTTTTCTTGTGTAGAATTTATTGTATTCCGTTTTAGTTTCAGTATACTCCTTTGTGTTTTGTTTTATATAATTTAATAAGTCTAATCTTTTATATACACTAAACATATTAAGTTCTTTAATAAACATAGCAATATAAAAAGCATCTCCTTGCAACCATCCCTTATTACCATTTACGTTTAACACTTCAAGCCAAATAGTTTCTAAATGCCTATTACCCTTCACATCAACCCCATAACCATTTACATAGCAATCAATATGTTTATACCAATCATCTTTTTGTGTAGCTTTTTTATAACTCATACCTAATGACAAAATCTTATCTTTAAATAATTCTTCATAGTAGTCGCCATCCTTTTGGCATTGAGCATATCTTTTATCGCTAACCTTTAAACTCATAGCTGTTCTTTTATATGTTTCTTTGCGTTTGTGTATGTGTTGTAAAGTGAGTAATAACTTATACCAGTTTCTCTACTTAATGCTGCTACGCTTTTACCACTTGCGCATATTTCAAATACTTTTCTATCGTACCAGTATAGGTCATCTAATATGCCATCTATTTGGTCTTTGCGTTTAGCGTAT